ACGAGCATTTAAAAGAGGAAATTTGGGCTTGACAAAATGTTGAAATGCATATATAGTATGGAAGTTACGTTAAGAAATGTAAACTTAACCTTGCAATGGACTCGAAAGGATCGCCATCCATTGCACAACTGCTCTCAAACCAAGACCTATAGGCAGTATAATACTTCGTCTTTCATATCCAGTAGTGAGGGATTACTGGAAATAAGTTTCGCATCTACCCTTGATGCCCTACTTAAACGTCTTACTAATGACAACTCTTTCAAATACACGCAGACAAGGTGGACTCCTAGCAGGGTGGCCTGAGTTCTGTGAGTGGGTTACATCAACAAACAACAGAATCTATGTTGGTTGGTTCGGTGTTCTCATGATTCCATGTTTGCTCACAGCAGCAGCATGCTTCATCGTTGCATTCATTGCAGCACCTCCTGTCGATATCGACGGAATCAGAGAACCAGTTGCGGGTTCTTTCTTATATGGTAACAACATCATTTCTGGTGCAGTTGTCCCCAGCTCCAACGCCATCGGACTACACTTCTACCCAATCTGGGAAGCAGGTACTCTCGACGAATGGCTCTACAATGGTGGACCCTATCAACTCATCGTCTTTCACTTCCTTATCGGTGCAGCATCTTACATGGGACGCCAATGGGAACTTAGTTATAGATTAGGAATGAGACCATGGATAGCAGTAGCTTACTCCGCACCAGTATCTGCAGCCGCAGCAGTATTCCTTGTATATCCTTTTGGACAAGGGAGTTTCTCTGATGGTATGCCTCTTGGTATTAGCGGTACTTTCAATTTCATGTTCGTATTCCAAGCCGAACACAATATCCTTATGCATCCGTTCCATATGCTCGGTGTTGCTGGGGTATTCGGTGGTGCTCTTTTCGCTGCTATGCACGGAAGTTTGGTTACTTCCTCACTTATTAAGGAAACAACTGAACAAGAGTCACAGAACTATGGCTATAAATTTGGTCAGGAAGAGGAGACTTATAACATCGTTGCAGCTCACGGCTACTTCGGTAGACTAATATTTCAATATGCGTCTTTCAATAACTCTCGTGCTCTTCATTTCTTTCTTGGTGTTTGGCCGGTTGTTGGCATATGGTTAACATCTATGGGTATAGCTACTATGGCTTTTAACCTAAATGGATTTAACTTTAACCAGTCAATCGTTGATACAAACAGCAAGGTAATTCCTACTTGGGCAGACGTTCTAAACAGAGCTAACTTAGGTATGGAAGTAATGCATGAAAGAAATGCACACAACTTCCCACTAGACTTAGCATCAGCTGAGTCAACAGAGGTAGCATTAACAGCTCCTTCATTGGGTTAAGCCACGCATCCGTTCATCCCTCACGGGACGCATGATCACCAAGGCATGGAACGGGGTCTTGGTATATGGAGAATTACTATGTCTTGCACAACAGTAACCTACGTATATCGTGGCATAGAATACACTAGAAACAAGTAGTATTCAGCTGTGCGTAACCACGTTAAACTATGGCCGGACAGTATGGCGGAACCATGCATACCGGTGACACACTAATAACTATTTATTATGGCTTTTAATCAAAACGCTTCAGCAGGTCAGGTAGTCTTTTCTGCTCAGGAGCCAATCACTAAAGTTGTTACAGCTAACCAAGATGTAACCAGTTCAACTACTCTTGTAGATGTATCTGATCTTACAATTAGAATTGGTAAGTATGAAAGAATTAACTTTAAGTATAATATCTTCTATACAACAGCAGCAACTCCAGATATCAAATATCTAATTGATACTCCTGCAAGTTTGACTTCATACCGTGTAGCTCAAAATGGTTGCGACCACGCTGGTGCAGCTCTAGCTTCTATCATCACAGCTGAAGGTAGTGCTATTGCAATCCAAGCTTCTGGTACTGATGGTTGTTTACAACTAACAGGTACTATTGAAAATGGTGCAACAGCTGGAGACATTAAGTTCTCATTTGCACAGAATGCTTCAGACAGTACAGCAACAACTGTACGTGAAGGTTCAAGCGTTCAGTACTATCGCTTCTAAATAGTATAAGCGGAGGAGCACCTCAGAGTCGGACTCCTTCGCCGTTGGCTTTTTGCCCTTACGAGGATACCAATTAGCCGTCTAGACGGTGGGATAGACCACAAATATCAATGAGTCCAAGTGAGACTCACAACTTTTTACGTAAGAAGACGAGCAAATATACCTTTAATTTTTATTAAAAAATGGCTAACGCTACACAATCCGTAATTGGTGCTTTGAATAAGGCGGTATCTAATACTGCTGGATCTCAGGCTTACGATACCAAATACGCAACCTATCTAAAGCTGTTCTCAGGTGAGCTATTTAAAGCTTATGAGTCAGCAACTATAGCACGTGACACCGTGCAAAGACGTACCTTGAAGAACGGTAAGAGTTTACAGTTTATCTTCACAGGACGCATGCAAGCGGCGTATCATACACCCGGGGAGCCTATCCTTGGAAGTGGTGATCCACCAGTAGCTGAGAAAACTATACAATGCGATGACCTATTAATTAGTTCAGCATTTGTTTATGACTTAGACGAGACACTTGCACATTACTCTCTACGCTCAGAGATCTCTGCTAAGATCGGTCACGCTCTAGCAGAAGCTTATGATAAGAAAGTGTTTAGAACTATTGCTAAAGCAGCAAGAGAAGCACATCCTATCACAGCATCTCCCGGACCAGAACCCGGCGGTACACAGATCGAGCTAGGTGTAACTAAGGAGTATAATGCTCAAGCTCTAGTAGATGCTTTTTTTGAAGCAGCTGCAGTTCTTGACGAAAAAAATCTCCCAAAAACTGGACGTACTGCGATACTTAATCCAAGACAATATTATGCCTTGGTATCACAGGTTTCTTCTAACATCTTAAACAGAGACTATGGTAACAATCAAGGTAACCTAACATCTGGTGAAGGTCTAGTTGAAATTGCTGGTATTTCTATCAAGCGTTCAAACAACCTACCATTCTTAGCTGGTACAGTTAATGGTCAGTCTGGTGAAAACAACGATTACTCTGGTGACTTCTCAACTCATTGCGGTCTTATCTATCAAAGAGACGCTGCAGGTATTGTAGAAGCAGTTGGACCTCAGGTTCAAGTGACATCAGGGGATGTGTCTGTTTTATACCAAGGTGACGTAATGGTTGGTAGACTTGCTATGGGTGTAGGAACACTTAACCCAGCAGGTGCAATCGAATTAACTTCAGCACGTAGCTAATCATGTCTTTAAAACCCGGTACTTCACAAACAGTTACTAGAACTACTGGTAATGGTGCAAGTCTTAGCGGTATTGGTACAGTCGATAAGTCTGTTACTAAAGACCCTTCAACTCCTTTGGAGTATGGAAGGCAGCACTCTGACAGTACACTTCTAGGAACAGTTTCTTAACAATATAATATTATGGCAGTTCCAACAGCAGTTGGAGAATACGGATCTTGTCAAGGTACAGAGACTCGTATATCTCCTTCCGATACAAGTGGATCAGGCAACGCATCAGCTGTTGCATCCACAACAAAAAATTTACGTTTAGCATATAACACAGTCGGTGGTTCAGGTGTCAATGACACATGTGCTGTTGTCGGTGGACAATATACTTAACACACATAGGGGGGTTTCACGACCTCCCTTTTTTTTATTCATAAATCTTAACCTATGACTACCACAACTACAACACTCGATACCGAACTATCCGCAGTAAACTCAATCTTGGGTAGTATAGGTCAGTCTCCTATATCTCAATTAGACTTCACTAATCCAGAGGTATCATTTGTATACAACCTACTGAAAGAATCTAATCAAGATGTACAGAGCGAAGGTTGGATATTTAATAAAGAATACCACATTAAAAATACAAGTAAAACAACAGATAATAAATTTATTATTCCAGCAGATGTTATGCGTATAGATATGTCAGATGCATGGGATCGTACAAGAGATTTTGTTAGAAGAAAAGATTCTGATGGACTATGGAAAATATATGATAGAGTAAATCATACATTTGAGTTTCCACAAGATGATTTTTTCTATTTTAACTATGTAAGACTCTTAAATTTTGAAGACATACCAGCTCCGTTCCAACGTTATATTATATATAAAGCTTGCGGTAGAGCTGCAGTACAATTAGTTTCCAACGGTGATCTACAGAAGATGATGTCAACCTTTGAATCACAGGCTAGAGCTGCGTGTATGGAATACGAATGCAATCAAGGTGACCATAACTTTATGGGATGGCCAGATGATTCTGCATATCAATCTTATAAACCTTATAGAATGCTTAGACGTTAATGGCAAGTGTTACACAGAAAGTACCTAGTTACGTATTAGGTATGTCTACACAACCCGACGAAAAAAAAATTCCGGGACAAGTAGTAGACTTAGTTAACGGCGTTCCAGACGTGGTAAGACAACTTATCAAACGTCCGGGAAGTCAATTAGTAAATAATATAACTCCATCAACAGCTGCAAATACTAAATGGTTTAACATATATACTAACGATGAAGAACAGTATATAGGTCAAGTTGGTGCAGATGGTGTAGTTAAAATATGGAGATGTAGCGATGGTGTAGAAATACCCGTAGATTACAATCCATTAGGAAACAATACAAAAGCAGTTTATTTAGATAATACTGCATTATCAGATGAAAAGTCTTCTGATATACAAGTTATGACTATTAACGAAACCACATTTTTTGTTAATAGAAAAACAAATGTAGCAATGAAAACTGGTGCTGAAGATAAATCACCGCCTCAATTAAATGAAGCGTTTATATCATTAGATACTATATCTTATGGTAAACAATATGCATTAGATATTTATGACCCATCTGATAACTCTACAGTTACATATCCTAGAGCTACCGGGATTACAGTTGCTTCTATTGATGACGCCGCAAACTATAGTGGTACCAGTAATGGTGACTGTAAAGGAGCAGGTAGAGAAACTGTTAATGTAGATTCAGGTACAGCTATTGGTGCTACGTCACCTCCTAACGGAAGTTCTGGAGGTAAAAGTAACCTTAGATATGAACTAGATACACGTTGTACACCACAAATAAATAGTGATGGTAACGATGCTACTGTTGATAACTACCATGATACATATCAATGTTATATAAAATTACAGTTTGGTGGTGAAGGTTGGACAACAAATGATACACATCAACATACATCTAGTAAAGGTGTAACAACTACTGCTACAATTAAAAGTCACGTAAACGTTATATCCAGAGCTAATGTAGCAATGGTCAGACCTGATTTGACATCTTCTAATGCTGAAGAACATGTGTCTGCAAATGGTATATTAGGTGATTTAAAAACTACATTAGATGCTATAAGCGGTCATGGTATTACAGCAACAATTTCTGGAAACGGTATACATTTGTATAGAGCTACACCGTTTGGTGTAACGTCACCAGAAAAACAGTTAATGACTGTTACTACAACTGAAGCAAATAATATAGCTGACTTACCACGTGTATGTCGTCATGGTTATGTTGTACGTATAGTTAATAGTGGTGAAGATATGGATGATTACTACCTTAAGTTTTATGCTGAAGGTGTAACAGATACAGAAGATAACCCTTTGAGTCAACCAGCTACATATGCTAGATCAAGTAATACTGTAACAGTAACCTTAGCTAACCATGGCTATAGTAATGGTGATCAAGTTATTTTAGATATGACGTCGGGTAATGGTAGTGATGGATATTATACGATTGCTAACGTAACGACAAATACATTTACAGTAACAGATGCATCTTCAGGTACAACAAGTGGTAACGTCACAATTCACCCAGTTCGCTTCGGAGAGGGCGTGTGGGAAGAGTGTGCAGAGCCGGGGATAACAACTACCTTTGACAATACAACGATGCCTATACAGCTCAAGAGAGCTAATCCCGGGACATATACAACTATCAATAATGGTGGTGGTACAACTAACTATACAAATGGATTCTTCCGATTTAGTTATCCAGACTGGGGTAAACGTGATGTAGGTGATGACTTAACAAATAGTGAACCATCATTTGTAGGTCACCCTATTCAGAAAATGATATTCTTTAGAAATAGAATATGTTTACTTAGTGCAGAAAACATTATCCTATCTAGGGTAAATGACTTCTATAATTTCTGGGTAAAAACAGCTATGGCTATTTCTAATGCTGACCCTATTGATTTACAATCTAGTTCTACTTATCCAACTAAACTATTTGATGCTGTAGAGAATGCAGGAGGTTTAGTTATATTTAGTGCTAGTGAACAGTTCTTACTGAGTTCTGGAGCTGAAGCGTTGCTTACTCCTGAAACAGCTAAGATAAGTTATGCATCATCATATGCATTTAATCCAGATAGTAATCCAGTATCAACAGGTACTACAATAGGATTTTTAAATAGTACAGCAAGAGAAGCTAGATTCTATGAGATAGCAGATGTATCTACTAGAGGTGCTCCAACTGTACAAGAACAAAGTAAAATTATAGCAGAGTTATTTCCACAAAATTTAACTAATGTAACCGCATCAACAGAAAATCAACTTTTATTATTTGCAGTAGATAGTACATTACATACCGCAACTAACGAAGTATGGGGTTATAAGTTTTATGAAGCTGGTGATACTCGTGCTCAGTCTGCATGGTTTAGATGGACATTACCTAATAATGTTGTCTTTCATTGTATGATGGATGATCAATACTTTGTTGTATTAAATACAGGTTCTACATATACACTAGAAAAATTTGACATAAAATTGTCAACAGCAACTCCTATGATAGGGGTACCTCCAGATGAAAACCGTGTACATTTAGATACAAAGAAAACTATTGCATCAGCTGATCTAACATATGATACAGTTAATGATGTAACAACGTTTACTTTAGGTGCAGGATTTTATAGCACTCGTACACTCACAGCTTATTGCATAACACCGAGTGACGCAGCTGGTAAGAGTTATGATATCCCAGCATCTGCTATCACAGGTACAGCTCCTAACCAAACAGTTACCCTACCCGGGAACTGGAAGACATCGACCGAAGCTGGTACGTCTAATGTGTCTGTTAATACAGATCTAATAATTGGTTTTGAGTATGAGTTTGAAGTAGAGTTACCTAAAGTATTTGTAACTAGAGCTGAAGGTGAAAAGAGTAGATCTGAAACTAGAGGATCTCTTGTATTACATAGAATGAACTTTGACTTTGGAGATGTAGGTGTATTAGATATAACTCTTAAACGTAAAGGTAGAGCTGACTATACATACACAGTAGAATCAAAACAATATGATAATATAAATGCTAGTACAGCAGCGATAGCGTCAGGATATATACATACAATACCAGTATACGATAGGAATACAAACCTAAGCGTATTTATAAAATCTAATCATCCCTCACCAGCAACCCTACATTCAATGAACTGGGAAGGGGATTACTCACCAAGATATTATCAACGTGTCTAATTACATTCACCCAATTACAATGGAGGCTGCCGTCGAGGTTGCCTCTAATCTTCGTACAGATGACTATAGAGAAGTATGGGAAGGTCATGGCCATTTCCCACGCTGGTATATACCATTTGCTGCTTTTACAGGAGACACAGTTTACTTTAACGTGCCTAACGGCAAGACTGCCGGATTAGCCGGTGTACAGGAAGGTGGTAAAATTTGGATGTTATGTACCCCAGCTATACATGACTATCCTCTCACCTTTGCACGAGAAGCTAAACGATTTATAGAAAGTAGAGAAGAGAAACTCCTTTGGAACATTGTAGATAAACGGAATACCGCTCATCTAAAACTTCTAAAGTTTCTGGGATTTAAGTTCTTACGGGAACTTGAACATGGTCCCAACAAATTAACCTTTATAGAATTTTGCCGTGTGCGAACCAACAACAATAGGAGCCGTGTTCTCAGGAATGGGACAAATTGCAGGGCACCAAGCGGAGAATCAAGCAATAGCCGGAAGGAACAGAGCTAAACTTCGTAACTTTGAAGAACAAAACAGACTGTATGATCGAGAAGTAATGCTTGATCGTGCTCAATATAGAAATGATATGGCTCTTGAAGACATCAAACAAGACGATGTTTACAAAGCTATGGTAGGTCAATGGACTCAAGAGGATCAAAAGTTAAATAGATTATTTGCAGAGTCTGATCAAAAAATTGAAAAGGCTGTTATAGAAATGTATGAAAATGAGTATGCAGGTACACAAACAGGTGCAACTGCAGCTCGATTAGCAGGTAAAAGTGCTAAGAAATTAGGACAGAAAAAGTCTGAAATACTGCATAATCTTATGATGTCTAAAGAAGAAACTGCGGTCACTAAAGATATTCAATATGAAGAAGGAAAATCTAAATCTAGAGACTTGTATGAAAATATTAGGTTTGCTCCTATACATGGACCGACGCCAATGGCTCCAGAACTGGAACCGAAAAAATCGTCAGCTAGTTTAATCTTTTCATTAGGTGCTACAGCAGCAGGAGCTTTTGAAAAATGAGTAGTTCATACGATAGAAACATTGAACGCATGAGGTCTCGTGAAAGAGCCAACGTTCAACAAGGTAATGCTCAACGTACAGCCATGGCTAATATCATGGGTCAACGTGGTATTCAAGAAGCTGCACAAATGAATAAATCATTAGAAGTTTTTTCTAAAACATTACAAGATATAAGACAAAAGCAAAAAGACGAGGCACACGAACGTGGTGCTATGTTAGCTCAGGAACAAGCTGAAATTAATTCAGAAAAATTAATACAGTTACAAGAGCAGTTAGGTACGTTAACTGAAGAAGATACTAGATACCATGAGATCAAAGCAGAAATGTTAAAAGTCTCTGGTCCTGATATTTATCCTGATGCTGACCGTTTGACAAAAATGTCTAATTGGGAACAAGCTGGTTTTATGAAAGAAAAGCTACGTGGTTTTAATGACACGTTTGCTGATAAACTAAACCACGCTATGATGACTAGCGAAAAAGCATTAAAGATAGAAAATATAACTTTTACACCTAAAGAATTACACGATAATAATATACACGGCATGCCTTTTAAAGAAGCTGCTGTACATATGATTGCCAGAGATATCAGGCAAAACGCAGGTTTACATAAATTTTCTCCTGAGCTACTAGAATTAGCTGGTACTAACGATGCTATACAAAAAGCAAAAGAAGATAGTATTGCTAAATATAGATCAAGATTTAATATAGAATCTTCTTCTAATACTAGAAGTAAAGCAGAAAAAACTTGGCAAACCAGTCAAAAAACTGGTGAAGATATTTATCATTATTTAGTTAAAACAGGTGCTACTGTAGATGGTCAAAACAAATTAGTAGGTAATGCTGGTGCATGGAAAGCATTAGAATCTACTATAGTTTCAGAAGGTATAAATCAAAACGATCCTGAGTATGCAGCTAGAATACTTAACCAGCCTATGCCAGATAGGTTATCTATAAAATTAGGTGCTAAGAAAGGTACAACCTACGCTGAACATTGGCCGGGTAAAGTTGCTACTCTAAAACAATCTATTAAAGATGGCTATACAAAACAAATTGACAACGAGTTAAAAAACTTAGAGTCAGCTGGTACTAAATTAAAAACTGAATTTATAGATGAAGCTAGAAAAGGTAATCTATCTACTCAACGAGTAAATGAATACAAACGAGAGTTTGGAAACATGGGTCTACCTATACCATCTAGTGTAACTAACTATGAAACAGTTACTATGAGAGACCAGAGAGAAGATACACAAGAAATAAAAGCTTTGATGGCTAGTCAAAACGGTTATATATCTAATGATCAGTTAGATCAGTTTCATCCTCAAGCAGCTGTAGAATTTAGAGATAAAGCTAGTAAATTAGAAAAAGCTTCTATTAGTCAATTTAATGGAGACAAACAAATATCTGCTGCACTTAACACAGTATTTGATGGTATGGGTCTTAAAGGTAATGAAAAGACTCTTGACTATGAAATAGCTTTAGCTAATGCTACAGAAGATTATACTGAGAAATTTAACAACTATGTAGCTATGGGTTACTCACAACGAGAAGCTAGTTACTATGCATTGAATGCAGAGTCAGTTAAAGATAAAGAAACTGGAGAAGATATCCCAAACTCTGAAGGTGTGATTTATCATATCAAACAAATGGAATCTGCTAATAAATACAGAGAATCAGATTTTGCTATTAAAGGTGAACAAAACCAAGGTAAAGTTAGAGTAGCAGAAATTAACAAAGGTAAAAAACAATTAATGAATGATCCTAATATTATTTTTGAAGAACCTATAGGTGGTGCTTATGGTAAGAAACAATTAGATAGTATTATTAAAAACATTAACAAATATGGACACAACAAAGGTGTTTTAAAAGATGAAGGTGCAGTACGTTATTATCAAGGTTTAGCACGTGGTCGCAATATTAACTGGATGGGTCTAGTAGATGCACAGTTAAAAACTGCAGGTCACGACGGATTGTGGCCAGATGAACGTCCACAGTTATATAATTTATATGAAGGTAAAGATGAAAAGGGTAAGATTATTAATGACCCACATAAATTTAGACCTACTATAAAAGCTGTAGAACGAGCACAACAGAATCCTACAAAAAAAAATATGATCTATGCAGTTAAAATATTAAGAGATAATTTTAATCCTTCTAAAACTCCTGAATCCGTTTGGGATGATTTAGAGGAACAATATCCTTGGTTAGAACAATTTAGATTACCAGAACCTTTAGGTGGACCTGATCCACAATCTAATTTACCTGACTTTATTACTACAACACGGAAAGATTAATGGACATTTTAAATTTACAACCCGATGCTGTAGGTAAAACAGATGATACCTTTGAGGTAGAAGGTTATGAAGATCAAATAGAAAAAATCAAAAATGAATTTCCTGAAGAAGATTTTCGTACACCTGAAGAAATTGCAGCAGCTGAAGCATTACAACAAGAACTAACACCTGAAGAAAACATACAACCTACAGTTGTTGAAGCTCAAAATCCAAATCCAGAACAAGTAGAACAACCACAAGCTCAAGCACAGCCTAAGTTATTTATTCCAGATGAAAATAACATGATATCTGATGAACAACTTGCAGCAGCTTATAATGGAAAATTACCTGCTGAAGGTTTGAGACGAGGATTAAAAATGAATTATGCTTATATTCCCATAGAAGATGAAGTTAATGAATTATTAAGTGATGGTAATAATTTAGAAAAACAAGTCCAAGCTTTTAATTTAATTGCTAATACTCCAGAACTTGTACAAAGATATGATCATAATAACGACGGTAAAATTACTTACGACGATTTTTTTGATACTACAGATCACGAAGATTGGGATTCAGAATTAAAAAGATTAAACCCAGAAGTTGATGCACAACTTACAGCTGAATGGTTAGCAGGTTTAGAAAATCCTACCATGATGTCTAGAGCTAAAGCACTATGGCAAAATGCTGGTGCAGGTCAAAACATGGCTAGATATATTAACCTTAGAAGAAGACATGCTTTGTCTGAGGTTGGAGAAGGTGATACTGGTAAAGGTTGGTTTGGAATGAGTAGCAATGCCGGAGAAGGTATAAGACAAAATGCTGCTGGTGCAGCTTATGATTTATCAAGTTTAGCTTTAGAAGCAGCAGGACGTATTGGTTCTGCAGTACAAGAAAAAGACTTATCTTTATTAGCTAAAGATTCAGATCTTAATGAAAGATTGTTGCAAACTCAAAATGAACAATCATTGGAATATATGGTTAACCAAAACATTGCGAGATCTGCAGGTGACTTTTTAGCATACGAAGGTACATATTGGGCATTACCTACACTTTTAACTGGAGGTACAGCCACAGCAGTTGGTAAAACTGCAATGACAACAGGAGCATTAGTTAAATCTCCAGCTTTAATAAGAGCAGGTATGTTTTTACGACCTACATTAAGTGGTGGTAAAGCTGTTGCAGTATCTAATATTGCTACTAAAAAAGTTGGTCAAACATTTATTAAACCAGCTACAGGATTCTTAGGTAGGCAAAAAATAGTTCAAGGTTTAAATATGGTAAAGAGTGGTGCTAAAACAACTCTTATATCTGATTTACCTTTAGCTGCATTTTCTAACTTACAAGAAGACGGTAGAGGTATGATACAAGAAGATGGATTTTTTCAACAGATCTTAGAACAATATCCTGAAAGTGGTATGTTTTCACAACAGATTGCTCAAGGTATTAACTCTCCATTATTTAAACAGATGGATTTTATTGTTACTGAAACTGCGTATGGTACACTTGGTGTCGTAGGTATTGGAGGTTTTGGTAAATCAATCTTTACAAATGGTCAAAGAGTATTAGGTAAATTACCTGAGGTTCCCGGACAAGTAACAAGTTGGGGACAAAAAAACTTAGATCAGTTTGCTGTTAGTACTAAGTCTTGGTCAACTAAAATAGATTCAGAATTTGTAGATCAAAAATATTGGTTTAAACAACAACAACAACAATGAAGTCAAGTCAG